TAAAATATCTATTTCAGTTATTTTAAATAATGTAAATAGATTGCTACCGGTCGAAGGTAATGGTATCATTAATCCTATCTCATTTACTTTATTTTTCATAAATGAAACTATAGAACTACGATATGCATTATCTTCATCAGAATTTCCGCTACTTGTGATAAATGACCCGTCTTGTTCTGGTATAAATGCTATTTGTGAGAATGGAGCTAATATAGAATATTCTCCGTCATCAAACCTAAATCTATAACTAAATCTTATAAACTTACCTTTTATATATGCGGGATCTACGGTATAGTTTGGATTATAGTACGGGTTTGCAGTAGTTCCATCTGGCAGATATTGACTAACAACATCTTTCATGGAGCTATTACCATATTCGTCTAAAAATTGTATAACATCAATAGGTGCATACTTAGCAACTGATATTTGATCTTCATTTATATAATAAGGTATTCCACTAGTTGCCCCACTTATTGCAGAATCTATATTTATTTTTCTTGGTTGATTTCTATTGTCAGTCCAAAATAATAAATTTTCAATTATATTAATTCCAGTTATAGGGTGTGTTGTAGAAAAATTAAGGAAGTATCCTTGCGCTAATATTATATAATTTGTTGTGGTTGTATTGTTTAAGTCAACCTGTACTATCTTTGCATTTAATTGGTTAGCTATAGTTGCAACATCACATAACTGTATGTCTAACTGATTTGGAGAAGTGTCCGTATAGTTAGTCAACATCAAATATAATTTATTTGTAGTCTGGTCAAATGTATAACCTATAGTTTCAGCATTAGAGAACCCCGTGCTTAAATCACTTATTTTTATATTACCTAATATATTTTCTATTGCCCCTGTATTACTACTATCAGAACTTATTATAGATATATTACGACCTTCTCTATATTCATTAGACGGTACTAATCTATCGTCTAAGTCTTGATTCATTTTAGACGATGTAAAACTATTTTTAACTTCTGCCATCTATCTAGTGTTTAATCCATTTATATTGACCTCGTAATGCTTTTGTAAATTCATCTAATTTAATATTTGATAATCTTAACTTAGCATTTCTTAATTTAGCAAATTTTTCTTGTTTTAATCTTTGTACAATATACTCAGGCTGTTTTGATCTAGTTGAAACAATAGCATGTACTATATAAGCATACATTGCTTCTTCTGCCATCTTAGGCACTCTAGTATCTAAATCATAAGCTAATCCATCAGATATATATTCTAATAAGATTACTGATCCAACTAACTCGCTACTGAAAGATATTTTACCTTCTCTATCATTGATAATAAATGTACCATTAAAATTAGCATTAGCGGTATCCATACCAAACCTTTGACCTAAGAAATTGTATGTATTGTTATCGCCATTCATAAAGTTTAAATCTGAATTTCTTTTTTGATTTTCAACTATATTTGCATTTTTCCATCTTTCCTCTATAATAGACGTCCCGGTTATATTAGCATCGAAAGTATCTTGTATTGGGATACCTTCTGTGTCTTGTACTGGCATTGTATAAGGAGTGCCATTTAACATACCTGGAAATATAACATGCTTTACACCATTGGCGTCTATGCGGGATATTTTAACATAGTTAACGTAGTCTTGCGGTATTACCACATTTAAACTTGGTGGTACTGTTAATTCTTGAGACTTTATACTTTTTAATGTATCATAACTAAATTCCTGTAATCCACGTTTAGCATGAAATATAATATCAGTTCTTTTAACGCTAGGTATTAATTTATCAACTCCAGTGTACGCAATGATAAAGTTATTTATAATGTCATCAAGTTTTACATAAGCATAACTTCCGTAATTTTCTTCAACAGCAGTTCCATAAGCATTTTTATTTCCGTACTTACCGCCCTCTAATCTTTTTAACTGTACTAAAACAATAACGCCAGAGGCTAATACTTCACCTACAGTAATTGCACCATTACCTGTAACAGAAATTACATTAGAATATTCTGAAAATGTTTGAGCAGAATCTGTACTTATATAGAATTTAAAATTATTTAATTCATAATTATCCTCATCTATATTAGAAGTGTACCATATTAAAGATGTATCAAAACCACTAAAAGCAAAAACGGTAGATACTCCATCGCAAGTTATGCTCTGTGCTCCTTCGTAGTATTGTCTATTAGTTTCTGTAATTAATCCGTTATTTATAAATGCCATATCCTATTATTGTTTTTCATTCATATTATCCTGTTGTACTTTTTGTGCAGCTATTTGGATAACCTGCGGATCCCTAATAACAATACCAGCATACTCTAATATTCTAAGTACTAGTTCAACCTGTTCTGATTGATGTAATTCAAAATCAACAGATAGAGTAGGATTGTATATATAATTCCCTAAATTACTGTTTATGGTAAACGCCCAAGTTATGGGAGTTGGAAATTTCAAATAGTTAACACTAACTCCAGAATTTATTGTTTCTGGGTATACTTTAACTAAACTATTTTCATATAAATATATTGGATAAGTTTCAGATGGTTTTGTAAGATTAGATTTGTATAGATTATAAAAATCATTTCTTTGAACCCTTTGCATTTCATTATTGTTATATATAACACTACCTAACTCTTGCAAATCGGTTGGTAAAGTATAACCATTTGTGGTATAATTTACGGTTTGATTCCTTTTGAATAAAGATATTTTCTCATCCAGTAAAGCAATGCGATCAGCATAGTCTAAATCAACCTGAGGAACCCTAAGTAATTGATTTAAGTCTTCAAAATATTTTAAGTATACTTCAAGTTGCACTTGAGTACCAATTTTATTAAACTCATCAGGTGTCATATACCCTCTTTGTTCTTTATTAAGTATTAATAAGACTGTCTTATAAACTGTATCTACACTTACTGCCATTTGTTATATTTATTATAATAAATAAGCGGATACTGCAGTTTTATTTACAATATCCGCCTACATATTAGTATTACGTATTATTTAAGTTTTTTCTCTATAGACTTAAAGATTTCTACTCCCTCGTCTGTTTTAAAGAATGCCGCCATTGCTGAGTATGGATTTTCATCAAAAGGCACTGTAATTAATTTTTTATCATTAGTTCCCCACGTGAATGTACGTTGGTCTTGTGAAAGTTTTATAATACCCGCTTCAGCCGCTCTAATTGCTACATTGCGTAGTTGTACATTATCGTCATTGGCTAGTTCTAAGAACAAACCTGGATTATGTTTGGCGAATAATAGTAGATCTCTTTTTAGCTCCTTAGAAGTCATTGACGTGACTTTTGAACCTAGTTCTACCCTTAGTATTGCTTCTGCTTGGTCAATCTCAATATTCATTGCCATATTAAGAGCATTGATTTCTAACTCTAAATCTTCTAACTCATCAACCGCGTTTGCTACTTCATCTAACTCCCTGTAGTAATTATTTTTGGCTGGATGATACAAAGATAATAGTTTTTGTAAATTTTGTTTTTCTTTCGGCACTATTAAAACACCATCTTCAAATACAATATGCCCTAGTGTAACTTCTCCTTTTTGTTCATCTTTGAATGGGGAGTTTTGATTTGTTGCATATCTTAATTCTCTTTGCTCTTTCAAATCCGCATCAAACCATAAAAATGGGTATCTAGCAGAGTGTTTTGATTGTACTGTATATGTTAATGGGGTATACCCAGTAGATAGTAAATATGTTCTATCTTTTATTTCCCAAGTTGTTGGGGTTTGTATTGCTTGTTTTGTTGACATGATATAATATAATTTTATTTTTTTTATTTATTTTAAAGTAAATATTGCCCCCGTTAATATAACAGGGGCAAATTTACATTTATTTATAACTATGCAGCTGTAAACAATACGAAATTGTTTGCTCCTTGCACACATAAACATCTTTCAGACAAGAAGTGTACCTCCATTGCATCAATATCAGATGTGTAAGCTCCTCCTGCAGAACCTAATACCCAACTTTTCATCTTACGATCATCAGCTTGGTTAGCTCTGTAACGAACGTGTAAGAATGGACGACGGATGTTAGTTCCTAGTTGTTGATCATATACTGTAGATGTACCCGCTGGGATTAAAACTCCATCAATATTACCACCTTTTCCAGTTAAACCACCTCTAGTAGATGCGTCATTTAGGTATTTCCAGTCAGTTTTGTAGAAATCATAAGATCCTCTACGGAAACTTGTAAATCCTAAGTTAAGAGACATTTGCTCAGAGTTTTCAAATAAACCGTAAGCAACACCACCATTTGATCCAGAAGATAAACCACCTAACATATCATCAATTTCTAATGAAGTTGATCTGTTAAGGAAAAGCATATTTTCTTCAATAGCTCCTTGAGTATCTAAGTTTTTCAAGATATTATCAAATGTTCCAAGTGCGTCAGCCACAGCGCTAGGGAAAGCAACTACAGTGTTACCTCTTTCTTTAACAGCAGCAAAAAGACCTTGTGTACCTTTTTTACCAGCGGCAGCAGCAGATCCACTTCCTGTAGCAGATGCTAATTCACCTTCAACAACAGCCATTTCTAAGTAATCTTCAAAACGCAATCTAGTTTCAGATTCTGCTTTAAGATACCAAAGGAATCCATTTGCCCCAGCTTCTGTAGCTACTTCAACCCACCCAATTTGAGCCATGTCAGATCCATTAACAGCATATTTGTTACGGATAATAACAGGAGAGTTAGAATATTGTGTAAATTCAGGTGTAATACTTCTATATTCTGTTCCGGCAGAAGTGTCAGAAAGGTTAGATCCTTTGATATATTCAGATCCATAAACAAATACTTTACATCCAGTAGTTGCGCCTGGGATACCAGTACCAGCATTTTGGATTGTTGTACCTAAATATGGGGCAACTGTAATAGTAGCTAATGTAGAAGATGTATCTACAGACAATGTAACTACAGCTTTTACCTCAACACCAGTTACAGGGTTAATGATAACAACAGTTTGATTTTTAGAGATAACATTTTTGATAGATGTAGCTCCAGTAACTGTAGATGCGTTTGTTACAAAAGTAAATGTGTTACCTGTACCAACAGTTACATTGTTATAAGCAACGTGTAATCTGTTTTGTTCAGACCAAATTACTTGGTCAGATTGCATAGGCATTTCAGCTCCTACCATACGTAAGAATCCTGATAATGTTCTATTACCATATCTTTCTACTTCTTGCTCGTAGATTTCTGGTAAATATTGTTGCGCGAAAGTATTAGTTCCGTCTGTAAAGCTCAAATAGTTTGTACTAAGAGCTTGTTGTTTTTGGCTTGGTACGATTGAACCAAATACCGGGGATGTTGCTACTGCAGCCATTGTTTTTTAATTTAATGTTAAAATCTTCTTGTTTGTATTTTCAATTTTGAAGTGTCAGTTCCGTTAATAGCTTTAACACGTAATCCATTAACAAAAATTTCGCCAGAACTAGTTTGCCTAGGTTCAGTTGAAATGTTATTGGATTTTGCAACAACCTCTTTTATAGCATCGGCTTTACCCTGTTCATAAAAGTGTTTTGCAATCGTGTCAACATTATCAGCGGCATACATGGCTTTGTGATATCCTTTCAAATCTACAACATCTCCCTTATCATTTAAGAACTTCTTAACTAGGTTAGTTATATTTGATTGTTTGTCTGCCACAACATCTTTATTAGCAACGCTATATCTAAAACTTTTATCTCCCAAGTTAAAATCAAAACCTTTGAAATCTTGGTTAAATAAGTTTTTAGTGTCGTCTTTAAATTTTGAATGTTGCAACTCCACCATTTGTTGCTCTTCTTTGTAGCGGTTAAAAAAGTCATTTGCTTTTTGTTGGTCTTGTGTAATGCCAGGTCTCAACTTGATTTCCTCGTAATATTTACTTTTAAGTCCGTCTAAAAAGGTTCTTGCTTTTGCAACCTCTTCTTTAAAAGCGAGTTTCTTTTTACGGATGTCTCGCTCTTCGTCCAACTCTTCATCATATTCAAAGTTGTCTTCCATAAGGAATTCAATCTCTTCATTATCTAAATGTGGGCGTGTTTTTTTATAATATTCTTTTAATAAAGTTTCGTTATTAACATTTGAATAGTCAGCGTTGAGCCTAACATAATCATTGATGTCTCCACCGGTCTCCTCCATAAAAGAAATAAGTTTTTCAATATTTTCCGGTAATGGTTTACCTGAATACTCAGATGCTCTAACAGCAGCTTTTGCTTCCTCAGCCAAATCATTTACCTCTTGTTTAATTTCTTCTTCTGTAATCTCATTTATTAAAGTTACTTCTTCTTCTTGACTGGTAACGACTTTAGGTTCTTCGTTTCCTTGGACCACTTCTTGCAATCCCACTTGGGATCCTTCGCCACCCAACATGCTTTCATTTGTGTTTTGCTCTTGAACGGCATCTTCTGCTTGTGTTTCGTTAGGAATAAATACTTTTGTTACTTCTGGTTCAGCCGCCCCAATTGGCTCTGATTCTTTAATGGTAACTTTTGTAACTTGATCTACTTTGTTTAATTTTCTGGGGGTCTGTTTCTTTACTTTGAATTCCCCCTCTGTTTTGATTTGTTCTGACATGATATAATATTATAAGATTGATTGGTAAAATTTATTTTGGTTCAAACTGAGCTAAATCAAACCCACTCATATTATCAAAACCGGCGGATTCAAAATCTTTTGGCATTGTTTTATTTTGTCTTTGATCTATTAACTCTGATTGTTGTGTCGCTGTAGTTTTTAATCTATTGTCTTTACGATCTTCAATAGTATTAAGTTTCGATTGCATTGCTTGAGCATTAACTTGAGCTAATTGCATTTGGTATTTAAACTCTTCTGCCATTAACAACTTTTTAAGTTGTGCTTCATGCTCCATTCTTTGTACTTCAAATTGGCTTTTTGCTTGCATCTTTTGAATCTCAGTTTGAGCTAAAGCCTGTTGTTTTTGTACTTCAGCTAACGCGGCCGCTTCTGTTGTTTGAGAGTTTGCTTGTGCTTGGGCCTGTATATTTGCTTGTTGGTTTGCTTGGTCTCTTTCTTGTTTCTTTCTTCTTTTATATTTCAAAGATTGATTAGCAAGTTTAAGATTATTAATTTCTCTTAAATCTATTGCGTCTTCAAGATCAATACCTCCTGTTTGTAAAGCAACTTGTATGTTCTGTTCTAATTGTGCTTTTTCTTCTTCGTCAGGTTCTAACTCTAAAAATATACCAAAGTCGTGAATATCTAAAGTTTGTAATTCTTCTAAAGTTCTAACGTTTGATACAGATATACTTTGTACTAGAGCATTTGCCGTTAGAGGAAACTTTAATGAATCGCCTACCCTTTTAGATATATTTTCACATATTCTTAATGTTAAATATAAACTTGCTTCTAATATGTGTCTTGTTGCTACATTAGAATTAGCAGCTGCCATTTTTTGTAACCCAACTAGTGAATTTGAATCCGGCATAGAGCCATCTCTTGCTTCATTAAGGCCAGTTACATCACGTATCATTTGTAAGTAATATTGATACGTATTTATTAACGATGAAATTTTTGCGTTACCAGACGATGTTTGTAATTCTTGAATCGGTACTTTCCCTGGATTATTAGATCCATCCTGTGACATTGATCTACCAACTATACTACCAGTTTGAAAATACATATTTAATGCTTCTGCTGGATTGTAATTTGTACCATTACCTAAATCAACTTCTGCTAAACCATCAACATCAACGAATACTCCATCAGGAACCATTCTAGCAAGCACCTGTTGCAATTTTAGATGCGTTATTTGGATCATATCTGCGAAAGAAGTAATTCTACTTACTATAGACTCAATTCTTCCTTTATAAAGACGTGGCGCGCAAATAGCGTAGTTCATATCTACTTTAGTAGTATCCGCTAATGGTCTTGTCATATTTTGGGACAATTCCCATCTAAGCATTCTTTTATGCCCAAGTATTTTTGCACCTGAATAAAGAACCTCAATACTTCTTGATACTACATTAAAGTTATCATTAGCAGGAGGATTAAATCCATCTGACTTAACCAATGCTTTTTCTAATCCTTGTTCTGTTTGTTTTATTTTAAATACTTGATTTGAATATGTTTTGTATTCAAAGTATAAAACTTGTATTGTAGTTGTGTCGTAATTTTGATTTGTATATGTACGACTATAATCATTTGTTCCTGGGAACTTTTCTATTTCCTTTAATTCTTCATCAGTTAAATTAGAGAACTCTTTCTTTAGCTCTTCTAAACTAACGGACTTAACCTCGCCAACATAGTACATGTCATCAAAGTTAGGGTCTTCAGTGTACGAGTAAACTAAATTAGCTGGATCTACATAATCAATTGTGATACCGTTAGAACCATTCCAGTTTGTTTTTGCACACGTAATACCCAATACCGTTAAATCGTAATTAAGTCTCTTTGCAATATTGTCATATTTGTTTTTATTCAAGACATAGTTGATGACTTCTTCTTCTGCAATTTCAACAGCTTGTTTGTAATTTAATTGTAAATGTATTTCTAATTCTTCATTATCTTCCGGCAATGAATCTGGGTTTGGCGTACTGTATAAGTTTGCGCCTAGTTTTTCTTGAATATCATTCAACAAATCTTTTGCGTTCATGTCTCTTAATAGCGCAGCAGTGTAATTTGTTTTCTGTGCTACTGATTGAGGATCTTGTGCAAATGTTTTTATTTTAAATAATTTATTAGACATGCCATTAACAACTATATCCACAAACTTTGGTATAATTGGTATTGGCTTCCAGTCTAAATTCAAATAAGATAAATCACCATTAATAGATAATTCATCTTTGTATTTCTGTATACTTTGTTCACCTCTAGCGTATAACCTAAGGTTATGATATGTTTGCCAGTTAGTACTCCATCTGTCGTTTCCAAGACTAGTCCTATTACCTCTGAACCACTCGCCTTCTATAGCCATACCTACGGCATAACCATAATCGAGTGTTTGTTTTTCTTCGTCCGGTACCACCTGACTTGGGAAAGAGCTATTCGTGTTAGTATAAATCATCTATTATATTATTTTTGAACTATGGCCTAGGTTGTTATATTTTTTGAAATTTAATTCTACTTTTTCTTTCTTATACGGCGTTGATGGCGAATATAAATGTTTATTACATGCCATTATCGCAAATCCGGAACTTATAGTTGCATCATGTTTTGTTCTATTATTTATATTAAATCTAGACCAATCATTTAATGTTTTTTGGAAATACATATCACCGTATCCGCTCTCTTTATATCCCACATAGTTTTCTATATATGTTTCAATCGCTGATGCGTGCGCTTGTATTATATCTTGACCTGCTGAAGGTATACCTCCAATCTCTTTTTCTGTTGGCGATAAATTATTCCAAACTTTATCCGGCCTATTCATAGAGAATGGCCTATAGCCCCTCCTTTTTATATAGTACAATAATCTAGCTTTGTTATTCTCTGCCAATATTGGCATACCATAAAATACTAATGCCATTAAAACTTCTTCAAAGAATATCTCAGAAGTCTGAGGTCTAGCGATATATTCTAAAAAGAAATGACTAGGTGGAACATCCTCCATTGAAAACTTAGTTAATCCGTGAAGAGCACCGTTAGATCCTCTTGCGTCAACTGTTCCTGATATATCATAACTATCACATCCAAACGCCCCTAAGTGTTCATTGCCTGGATATTTAAGTCCATCCTTTATGATTACGCGGTTTTGAAGATGTTTCGGTGGAACCCAAGATACTAAGAATCTACCGTCTTTATTTGGGTAAAATATAACTTTTGAATCTTGAATGCCATTTTCCCATTGAAAACTTCCTTGTGTTATAACTTGGGAATTTCGTAGATCATCGTTATAATCTATTTGTTCGTATATTTTTGTAAGATTAAACAAAGATTGCTTTGTCTCATCCCTAAAAGCGTGTTGCTCTGTTCTTGGAAACTGACGGTAGTATTCGTTTAAGCCGTCTTGATCTTGCTTTAAACCATCCACCTCGTTTTGCCAGTGTTCAATAACTCCGTATTCTATATAGTTATTATCTATACCTTTAACTGGTTTTTCTGGCGTATCGAATACAGGTATCCCATAAGTATCAATGAATCCCTCGTACGACCATTCCATAGGTATGAACAAACTATATAATCCTGAACTAGTCTGTCCATTGCGGTTTCTTTTCGTAACATCTGAATCGTTATATAATCTTTTGAAGTTTTCACCTCCTTTGTCTAAAGCATTTGAGGTTGAACCCATCATACACTTTCCAATAACTTTACTACCTAATCTAAGTGTTGTTTTAGTAACACGCCAGTTATTTAATATGTTATCAGGTCTTTCCCATTTGCCGCTTTCATCGTG